CTGAACGATGCCGTTCAGCGCTACATATCTGGATTCCGGTCTGCAACGCTGCCTGCAGGCGTCTGGGTTCAGATGCCTTATTCACTGATTAAACCTGCTGATGTGACGGCGATTTCTTCTGATGTGGTGGACAGAAAAACAACGCTGCTCGCTAACGCTCTGGTTTCCTGTGATACCTACAGCGACATAATGAAATTGTCTGTCAGCTCACTGGATGTAAGGGCTGTCGATGAATCCACTGGTGTGGTGTATGAGCCCTCCATTATCCCGGATACCACGCTTGCTGAGACGACAGCGCTGATTGCCAGAATGGCGGTCAAACCCGGTACTGTTCAGCAGATGGCAATCAATCAGCTGATATATTTGCTGAAAAATGAAGGGGTATGGGGAGCGCTTGACGGGCTCTGGCTGGGAGTCAGTACCAGCTACGCGGATTCACTGCTGAATATTGTTAAGGATGCTTTTAACCTGAGCACTGATGCGCCGCCTGCCTGGAATCAGTCCGGGGGCTGGACGTTCTCCCGATCGGGATTGACTTACCTCGATACAGGATATAACCCTTCACTGGCCGCCGGAAAACTTGCTCTTGAAGATGCGTCCTTTGGCGCTTTGCTCTTTCCACCGTCAACGATGGTGGCGACCGGCCATGTTATGGGGGCCTTTAACGGGACGGAGGGGATCAGCCTTGCCCCGCGGCCTTCGTCGGCATCAAGCAGTCCTATGGGGGTCAGGTTAAACCAGGCCAATGCCTTTATTGTCGGTGATTACGCTGTCGCCAATGCCGTATACGGGGTTTCTCGTCTCAATGGTAAGCTTGCCGTGTATCGTGAAGGCCTCCTGCTGGGGTCAACGATGCAAGCTGCGACGGTCATGGCAAATACGAATGTGCTGCTGGGCTGTTCTCAAAAGTCATCCGGGTACCATATGTTCGACGGCGCGCTCGCCGCTGCCTGGGTGGGTGCCTCTCTTACAGCGAAACAGATGTTGGTTCTGACCAATGCAATCAGGCGCTATAACGATGTCTTCCGCAATCGTCTGTCCGCTTTCTCCGTGTGGTGGTCAGCCACTGAGCGCCGGATGTATTCTCACGACGATATCATCGCTATCGCCGGTAGCGCGTCAGGTTCTTCTTCACTTGAACCGCCAGTATCTGATGCAACTATCACTGCAGATATTGCTCTTTCGCTGAGTGAACGCGGGCAAACTTACCGCGGGGGATACATTGAGATTCAGCCAGATTCATTCATCGGCGGCACTGAGCCCGCCACCGATAGTACAACAGCACTTTGGGGTTTCCCGCAATCCCTGACGCTCTCCGAGCAGAGCCGGTTACGTAGCATGATGTTCCCTGGCAACGGATACGGTATTTACTATATTCGTCTGCCGCTGGGATTTGCCTATCGCGGTTTTCGCAATATCGATTCGGCGACAGGCCTTGCTAAAAATATCGGTGAACGTTATTCGGGGCAAAATGCCGCGCTGAAACGTCTGATAGCGAATATTGTTGAAGCGGGGGGCGGTCTGGCTCCGGAGTACTGGTGTCCGGCGCCTTACTGGATGACGAACGGCAAATATGCCGGTACACCGTCAGCCTATAACCAGCCGTGGGCTGGCGGAACATATCCGCGCAGCATAACACTGGACAGTATCAAGGGCAGCGATCCGACTCAGTACGCAGTACAAATTGAAGCTATGGCCAGCGCCATGCTTAATGATTTTGAATACCTGCATCAGAACGTTGGTCCGATCCGCATGTGGGGTTTGCAGAACGAGCCGCAGTACGGGCACGAACTGTATGGGGTGTGCAAATACACGGACCGCGTATACAGCGACCTGCTGGCAGTGTTGCAGCCGAAAATCGCGGCCAGCGCTATTTTGTCGGAATGGGAAGGCCAGGCAAATACGCCGCTATTACACGTAGCATCCGATAATGACTGGCATATCGGGCAGGCATATATCGATGCTCACCCTGAAACCATCTGGGGGTATAGCCATCACAATATTACCGCCATCGCTACGGATGCGGACTGGTTAAAGTCTTCGACGTTTATTAACCAGAAAGGGGGCAAGAAAAACGTCTTTGTGAATGAAACGGAGTATATGCACCCGGAAAACAGCAGCAATGCCTGGAAGTGCGCAAACAATATGTTAAGGGATGTTCATAACCTGACGTTCGGCAGCGCTGAGGTTGTAATGCCGATTATCCATCTCTGTAAGCAGCTTGGCGAGAGTAGCAGCTACACGTCAAACACTGACGGTTACGCGATTATGAAATGTAACCTGCAACAGGAATATGGAATAGAGCCAGGTCAGGAAGGGAATGAAGATATGTTGGGGTATGGTAACTTCGGGGAAAATCCCTGGAACTACAACGCGTACCGGCTCACCGGGGATAATCTGCCAGTAGGCGCAATTCGTGTGGGTGGTCAACCGACGATATCGACAGCGGGAATTGGTGTGGCGGTATTCAGGGCGGGAGGTAAGCTGAAACTCTTCCTGGTTAACCGCAACAGTGGCGTGGCCGCAGTCACGATATCACTTGGCGTAGCCAAAACTCTGGTTGGTCGACATTATGACCTCTCGCATGCCGGAGATGCGTTAACTTCAAGAACAGGAAGTTCGATTACTTTTGTTATACCAGCGTATAGCGGGCAATGCTGGTCAGAAGTTTAACTGTAACTTGCGGCTGTCAATTTCTATGACCGCCGCATGTAACAGCAATTACAGAACGCTAATCCCCCTCACCGCACAGCGCTCTTTTGCCGCAACATAGATACTGTCCAGATCTGAAGCAGACACTGCATTGGTTGAGTACAGGAACTCATAACAGCGAAGCTCTTTAGAGTAGCCTGACGCGCCTGTATAGGATGTGTTACCCGGACCAATTTTCAACGCTGCGTTGGCATTTTTTGCTGCTGTAAGCGCAAGCTTGGTTGATGCTCCGCCAACAAATGCCGTCAGATTGCTGCCGCTACGGGTGACGGCGATAAAAATATTCGCTCCCGCGCTCAGACCGGACGGTACCGGAATGGCCTGCGCTTTGGTTGTTCCCGTGCCGATTTCTTTGTAGGCAAACACGATTACTCCGGCGGAAGACATCTGCACCACCTCACCTGTCGAGTTATCCGTTGCCCCACCAAGCACCTGAGAAGCAGCTCCTGAATACTGAATGACGGTACACCAGGTGTAAATACTGGTATCCCCCCACTCCGTTTGTAACCCGTTCTTCAGAGTGCCCGTACTGGATGGCAACTGAACGTAATTATCACCGTACGTTTTCGTCAACGTAGCATCTGCCTGCGTCATGACATGAGCGCCGTCATAAGATGTCAGACTGGCAGATGAACCGCCAAACAACCAGTTGAAGAATCCGGGCTGCGGGGTCACAGCGGATATAACCCGGCTGACGTCCGATTCATTCAGATATTCCGCACCGGAAAACGGGACTTCAAAATTTAGGCGAGTGAATAAATATGGCATCAGATGGCTTCCTTACAAAAACAGCAGCAATAGTTCTTCAGCTGGTATGCATTTCCAGCCGCATCATGCAGATCGGTAGTTGAGTTGTCGGAATCACAGAGATTTCCACAGATACCGCTGTTGACTCCGGCGTTCCAGGACGGATAGCGGCCATCACCATCTGACGCACCACGATTTAACGGAGTCCAGCCATAGGCAAGATAAACTGTGCCAGTGAAAGCAGAGGAACTTGTTACTTTGACTTTGTCCGGGCCAATAATCTGAACTGAGGTTATATCAAGACGTTCCCACACATTTGTATCGGACATCTCCTGCCAGAGTTCAAAACCCTTTGCTCCTGACGGGTGCTCTGGGACAATATCGGTCCTGAACTGAAGGTTGCCGACCGGGACATGAAACGCCGCAACGACGGTATTTGAGCCAACTTTATAGATGTCGATCGGATACAGAGGCTTCCACGGTTTCCCGTTCTCCATCCAGTATCGGGTTGCCTTGGCACGAAAAAGGCCAAGCCAGCGATAGCCATGATTCGTAAGATGAACGCCGTCTGTATACGGAAAAATATACATCGGGGTACACAACTGAATCAGCGGGTTGCTGATTGCCTCATCAAGCTGAGCGCGCGGAATATCAGAGCTCGGGTTGACTAATCCCTGATATCGCCCTTGCGATGCCATCTGATAAATAATCATCGGCATATCAGAACTGACGCGTGAAACACTCTTGGCTTTGTCGTTGATTGAGGACTGCATCAGCACTATTTTGCTGCGGTAGTATTCATAAGAACTGCCGAGATACGCATCCGCCTCCCCCTGGAAGAATGTCAGAACTGGCAACCCGTACTGATAGCCAGCCGATGCTGCAAGCTGTGCCGCTTTATCTATGCTGGACATGAGCTGGGTGTAGGGTTCAGTCCCTGGTTCGAGTTGAGCCATAGAATAACCACTCACGCCAGACGCCGCCGCCATGTATTTTCTGTCTGGTGCGGGCGAATCATATTCAAGCTGATGAATCAGGCTCGTATCGTGATATTGCTGCGTTGTTGTGTCGGGTACGGTGGCCAGTGAGGTGAGTGTTTTGTTATACGTTACGATCCCCGCATCAAACATAAATGCGTTTGTCACCGGGGTGAGTATTCCGGCGCCAGCGTTCAGGCTGATGGAAAGACTTTGTCCGTATGCGCGACAGTCCACAAACTCAGGCCAGTATTGCGGGGGTGTGTAGCTGGCGTCACCACCGGTACCGACCTTTTTACCGAACAGATATTCAGCCTGTTCAGATAAACGCAACTCACGAACTACTCGCCCGGCACTATCAGCAAGAAGGATAATTCGGTCTGCATCACTTCCGTTATATGACCAGGTTTCAGACCCCGCCTCCCTGGCTTCATCCACTTCGCCCTGCCGCGGTACTTCATTCCCGAAAACAACCAGCTTCTGCTTATCTGTATTAAGCTTAATAAGCTTCCTTAGCGCATTATCCGCCACCAGAACTACCTCTGTTTTATCATCCCGATCGTCTCTCCATGTATCGCTAAGGGAGTCTGATAATGTAATTCGCATCTGATTGAGAGAGTCAATATCGCCTTGCATACCTTCAACGTATGCCTGTGACGGCATCTTGCGCCCGGTAGCGGTTAGCATCCCGGATACATTCATGTACTCGTCAGCCAGCGCGCTGCCGTCCTGGCTGCGCACATAGGTTGTGGAGCCAGCAGGTATATTGGCGATATCTGCCTGGGCTGCTGCCAGCGTGGCATATTGCTTACTGAGCGGGATTAGGTTCTGCCTGACCTCATCGTTTTTCGCCATCATCTGGCGCCACGTATCCAGCGGTTCACCACCGCGGTCGTTAACAGTTCCGGCCGGACCGTTCACCAGCTCGTCAGCGCGCTTGACGTTATCCAGGAATATTTCAGGCGTCGTCGTTCCCAAAGGCGGGTTAAGTTCGGCCATGTTTTTTGCTCCAAAAAGAGGCTTCGCGCAAACGAGGGTTTGAGCGAAAAGAGTTAATAAGGGGTTTTTATGGGGTATTACGAGACGTCGCCGGGGTAGATAGCGTCGTCGTAGGCGTAGAAAATTTCTTTATATTCCGGCGCGGTAATCTGACAGTTGCTGTCACCGGAGGGGGCGACCTCCTGGACTATCCCATGCCGGGCACCTTTTTCACTGTCGCAGAACAGCAAACGCGGTAGATCAATATCAGGGTCGTCCATAATCCAGTCTTCCGGGTGCAGATCGTCGTTGTAAGGTATGGTAAGAGTGAAATCATCTATCCGCTGCGGCGTCAGCATCCGTGACGATGGACGACTGTTCTGAAACTGTATCCAGCACCGGGGATTTGTATAGCTCCAGTCCAGAGGCTCGGTGACATGTAACGTTATTTCCTGAAAGTCGTATGTCATTGCGTCAATCAGGCAACTTTGGGTTTTCCCGGTTCGAATATCATCTGACAAAATGATGTGGTCACCAAAATCATGGCACCATCCCAGCATTGCAGTTGTAGCCGTATACGTCCGGCGTTGATGGAGATATTTCATTAACCGGCGCATCCCGATACGCCAGGCACGATCCGCCGTCATGACGACATCGATGGTGTAAGCCTCCGTTTTCCGGGGGAACGGATTTTCAGGCGTACGGCACTGTACGGTCTCCTCCGCCCAAGTAACGGGATTGATGTATTTCACATCCACGCCATCAAAATCGTCCTCCGAAGGCACCCTGAATGATGTCTGCATTTCCTCGACAGTATCCTGGGGGGTGATGATTCCGGTCCAGCTTTTGACCCCTTCACGCCCGACGGAAAGTAAGCCGTCAGACAGCAGAAAATACCCCATGCCTGCTTCAGCAATCTTGTCGAAAATATCCTTTGCGGACGTGCTGTCACTGCTTGCCTGATGGTCAAAATACTCGCCTCGTGGCGTCCAGTAGTTAGCCTCAAGCATGTTAATTGTGGAAATGTCGATCTGGTCGTCGCGATAACCCAGACTGCGGGCCAGATGCAGGAATGCCCCGCTGATTGTCCTGTCACCACCGCCATCATAGTTTCGCGTGGCGACAACACTCACACGCTTGTCTGACTGCGCCGCCAGTTGGCCGCCGGTTTCAACCGTGATCCCTATTGTTGATATCCCTGCGTAGGAGGTCGGACGGGAAAGCAAACGACCTCTGAGCGCCTGCCAGAACATGCTGTCTCTCGCGTTGTTGCTCCCCTGCTCGTTGCGGCGGCGGCATCGAACCTCCACCAGCCCGGGAGAAGACAGATCAAAACGCTCTGTAAAACCGAGGCCATTAACGTTTTTAAGCGCGTACCCCCCCTGCTTACTCGTCCACCCCGATCCGGAACCATATACGCGGTACTGAATTTCATACTCAACATGGCGAACCCGCTTATTCCCGTTGTTCTGGAATCCGCAAATTCCGTTTGGGAAAGCAAAGTTGACCTCGAAGGCGTCCACAACTTCATTTTGCGGGGAGGCCAGAAAGGGGCCGAGCCATGTTTCATTATCGTTAATACCAGACGCGGCAAAATCCACGACGGTACGGGTCAGAAAACCTGACCAGGTGTTGTCAACGGCACCGTTAACCACTCTCTGTACGGTCGCAGACGATCCGTCAGTCGATGCTATCTGGTATTCGTTGCCACGGTGAGTCAGGGAAATCCGCTGCGTGCCGTCCGGCAGGCCAGAAAATGCGGTACCGGAATCGTATGCCAGCCTGACACTGGCTGTGACCGCCGGGCTTCCGCCACTGGATGCTGTACCGGCAGTAAACACAGGGCTGTCTCCAAAAACTGACGCGGGCAGGAATGATGACGTAATGGAACCGCCACGCCACGGGCTGGAGATTTCCACGATACGAATCACGCCGCCGTCATCCTGAGCAATCAACCCCGATCCGGTGAGCCCGCTGTTAATCGTCGCCAGCAAACCGGACATTGTGCCGTAGTCAGCAACCAGGGACAGGGTATAGGTGACGCCCTGCCAGGTCAGAGCAAACGTCTGGCTGGTTGTCGTAAAATCATACGTGGCTGGCGACGCACTGGCGCGCAATGCTGCAGTCGATCCACCCGTTCCCGGAACGGCGTCCTGGTGAGGGGTATACGTGGCAATCTGCAGATCATAATCGGTACCGCTAAACGTCAGCGTTACAGGCATACCATTATAAGGCGCCACTTCTTCGACGGCGTCACCTGTCAGAACGTTAAAACCATCCTCAATCGATACCTGATAATTCACCGGCGCTTTCAGAGTGACAATTGCACCCTCAATCCAGCCAGGAGGCAGCTTGTTCTCATCTTCATCATCATCGTTGTCATCGTCGACATCGAGACCTGAAAACGAGACTGAGGCGCCGCTGACGGTCATGGCATCAGCAACGATATCACTGGCTTCAGGGGCAGTCTGAGCCATATCCAGACCTGACCCGCTTGATGTCCCGCCAACTTCTGTACTGTTGAACCAGACCTCGCTGCGACGGTCCCCCGCCACGTTATCGCCCGGACCATAGCTGGTATAAGAAAAGCCATCGCCTAACGGCAGAGCAGGAGTTTCACCCACCCGAAAATCACCGCCGGTGTAAGAGAAACGTCCATACCCGAGGCACACAAACATTTCGACCGTCATCCGGGTGGGATCATTGGGGTCAAAGCGAGTGACCGGCTGCACCAGGTAATCCGGATAAATTCTGTTTCTTCCGAATACCTCACGAACAGGATCGCCAAGCTTAGCTGTATTCGCTTTTGCCGGGTTCAGGTCCAGTGATGCTGAATTGCCTGACGAAAACCCGCCCAGCTCTGGTTTCGGGGCGAAAAACAGCGCATAGGCCGTAGAGGCAATAGATACGGCAACCGATACCCACACGGCGATTTCCAGGCCGGTTCCATACGGGATCGGGTAAATTCGCACATCGCTGTCTGGCCGCAGCAAACATAGTGGCCATTCCGCAGGTGGAACAGCCCGACCGTCCAGTTCGACCGCAACAGGATGCTTTCTGTCCTGCGAGTAGCTCGGGACATTCCTGGCCATCCACTCATGCAGTGTCATCGCGCCATGTTCGTGCGTCTCCAGAGGTTCACCCGGCAACCGGGACGGAAAAAACTTTATCGTCATTGCCAGAACTCCACGCGGTTAAACCTTCGTATGAATCGCGCCAGTGGCAGAAACGTAACCCCCGAGCCTGGATTACATTCCGCAACCTGCAGCTGGTTATCGAGCATGACAACGATCCCGACATGCGTAACCGTTGAGCCGGAATAGCAGGCCACGCCAGCACCTTCGCAGGGCTCGCAGCGTTGCAAGGAAAGCATCAACTTTCTCGCCTCCCGATTGAGACCGCCGTCGTCTTTGGTTACACCAGCGAAGTCAGGCCAGAGGGGTAACTCCAGATCACGCCGGATTTCATTCACAATGCCAAAACAGTCGAGTTTCGGGTATACGCGTCCGCCTTTCAGCCAGGTGACTGAACGGTATTTATCAGCGTCAAACATGTTTGCCTCAGATTAGTAACGTAAGCCAGGATGCTCTGCGAGGTTGTAACGTTTACGGGGCCAGGCTGTTTTGAGGATATTCATATAGCCTGCCGTGACCTGTACTGCTGTCGGGGTCCAGGAGCCGGATTTAATATCGAGCGTATACGGTGATGATGCCGGGGCAGACAGATCGGATGAAATGTACCGCCGGAATGTCAGCGTGGCTGATTTCATTTCATCCAGAACTTTATCGATGGCTCCAGAAACGACACCGTCAATATTACTCAGGGCGAATTTCAGATCCTGCGTTCCGTCCGCATTTCGCGCTGGCAGGGCTTTGTTGAATAAATCAGATTTCGGGTAAGTCTCCCCCGTAGCGGGTTGTGTTTTCAGGCAATACGCACGCTTTCAGGCATACCTGCTTTCGTCATTTTGTTCAGCGCTCGTACCAGGGCCATAGCCTCCGCAACCTGACCATCGTAGTCACGCAGCGTCAGTGAACCCCCGAACAGCTGTTTTACCCGGTACATCGCCGTTTCCGCTATCGAGCGACGGTTGTAATCTGTTGTCCATTTCCACCGCGCATTACTCCCGGTCATTCGCTGATTAGCCACTGCACGGTTACGGTCTGCATATTCACCGGGCCAGTAACCCGCACCTTTTCGGGGAGGGATAAGCGCGCTGATTTTCTTACGCCGCAGTTCATCGTGACAGAGCCGGGTGTCGTAAGCGCCGTCTGCCGATGCTGCCCTGATTTTTCTGTGAGTCTGCCGGATAAGACCCGGGAAGGCTTCTGAGTCCGTCACATTGTTCAGCGACAGGTCAGCGCAGATGATTTCATGTGTTTTACTGTCAACGGCGAGATGCAGCTTACGCCAGATACGGCGGCGTTCCTGGCCATGCTTTTTGACTTTCCACTCGCCTTCACCGAAGACCTTCAGCCCGGTGGAATCAATTACCAGGTGTGCGATTTCACCCCGGGTGGGCGTTTTGAAACTGACATTAACCGACTTTGCCCGCCTGCTGACACAGCTGTAATCCGGGCAGCGTAGCGGAACGTTCATCAGAGAAAAAATGGAATCAATAAAGCCCTGCGCAGCGCGCAGGGTCAGCCTGAATACGCGTTTAATGACCAGCACAGTCGTGATGGCAAGGTCAGAATAGCGCTGAGGTCTGCCTCGTGAAGAAGGTGTTGCTGACTCATACCAGGCCTGAATAGCTTCATCATCCAGCCAGAAAGTTATGGAGCCACGGTTGATGAGGGCTTTATTGTAGGTGGGCCAGTTGGTGATTTTGAACTTTTGCTTTGCCACGGAACGGTCTGCGTTGTCGGGAAGATACGTGATCTGATCCTTCAACTCAGCAAAAGTTCGATTTATTCAACAAAGCCGCCAAGAGATTCCCGTGCATCACGGAAGTAAGAAATCAAAGGCGTCATGACGTGTTGCTTTAACTCATTACACTTTGCGGCATATCCATCGTCTTTCGGCCTGTATGGCCCCTGGTAATGGTCGGCAAAAATGATACGTTCCGTCGCCGGGAAATATGACCGGAGGCTTTCTTTATTGCATCCGTTCCAGCGTCCCGAAGGTTTAGCCCAGATGATATGGTTGAGCAGGTTAAACCGCTCTCTCACCAACAGCTCAATATCAGCTGCCAGGCGGTGCCCGCAGAACAGATACATGCTGCCGGCAGGTTTTAACACTCGCCAGAACTGTGCCAGACAGCTATCCAGCCAACGTAAATAATCCTCGTCCCCCTTCCATTGGTTATCCCAGCCGTTTGGCTTCACCTTAAAATAAGGCGGATCGGTAACAATAAGATCAATGGAGTTATCGGGTAGCGATGGTAGGTATTGCAGGCAATCAGCATTGATTAATTCAATACTGGATATTTTTACAGTATTTTTCATAGATCAGTAAGCGTAACTCTGATAGGCTCACTTTGCTTTTGCGCTAAAGCAGTGGGCCGTGGTTAGCTTGTGACCTGAAAGCATGAGCTGATGGCTGGCCGGGTGCTACAACACCCACCAGCCGCCCATTTTCACAGCAAAAGCCCCCATTACTGGAGGCGCTTATAACATCCGAACTGATAATCAGATAACCCCGCCATTACCAGCTGCGTAAGTATGAGCTGGCAGCGTTCGCGGCTCAGGTGAGTATTCTGAGCAATCTCCCCAGCCGTAGCCGGTTTGTCACTTAACTCATCAAAAACAGCCTTGGCTGTTTCCGTCATATCTTGCTGATTTAGCATGTCTTTTACCTCAAATAAGTGGTGTGACATACAGATAACTCTGGTGACGGTATCCAGCAAGAACTAATTGAAAGAGAAGAAGATTTTATCGATTTTAGCCCATAAAAAAACCCGCTCGCTGGCGGGTTAATCAACGTTGAACACACAAAGCCCATCGTTATAGATAAAATTACACAAAAGCGGCAACTTTGCAAGTAACGTGTCGCTAAATTATGCGATATGAATCGCCACGGATAATCTAGACACTTCCGAGCCGTTGATAATACTGGTTTTCATATTCTGTCGGTGACATCTGATCGCTAGAACCATGCCGACGCTTACTGTTATAAAACATTTCGATGTAATCAAAAATATCGCTGCGGGCTTCTTCCCGCGTTCCGTAGATCTTTTTCTTTATCCGTTCGCGTTTCAACAACTGGAAAAAGCTTTCTGCAACCGCATTATCATGGCAGTTACCGCGACGGCTCATGCTGCCCTCCAGGCCGTGTGATTTCAGGAACGACTGCCACTCATGGCTTGTGTACTGACTGCCCTGATCCGAATGAACCAGCACCTGTTTTTGGGGATTACGCCGCCATACAGCCATCAGCAGTGCGTTCAGGACAATGTCCTTTGTCATCCGGGATTGCATGGACCAGCCGATAATTTTGCGTGAGAACAGATCAACAACCACGGCAAGATACAGCCAGCCTTCGTGGGTCCTGATGTAGGTTATGTCCGTTACCCAACGCTCATCCGGAGCATCCGGATTGAACTGTCGCTGGAGCCTGTTGGGCGACACGATACTGGCCTCGCCTTTACGTGCCCGCGGGCTCCGGTATCCGACCTGAGCCTTTATCCCGACACGTTTCATCAGTCGCCAGACCCGGTTCACTCCGCACTGTTGCCCGCTGTCCCGCAGATCCAGATGGATTTTGCGATAACCATAAACGCATCCCGATTCCAGCCAGAACTGTTTAATCTGTCCTGTCAGTCTCAGGTCTGCCTGATGGCGTTGTGAATGCGGCTGCTGAAGCCAGGCGTAAAAACCACTGGGATGAACATCCAGCACCCGACAGAGCAGGCGAACAGGCCAGCAACAGGTGTTGTCACGGATAAAGGCGTACCTCAGTCGGACAGCTTTGCGAAGTACGCCGCGGCTTTTTTTAATATGTCCCGTTCGTCGGTAACCCGCTTCAGCTCTTTCTGGAGACGGCGGATCTCGGCCTGAGCATCTGACTGTTCTTTATTAGTGGAAGGATCCGGACCGTACTTCTTTATCCAGGCGTAAAGGCTGTGGGTGGTGATATCGAGACGTGTTGCAACGCTGGCAACAGAATAACCGCGATCAACAACCTGTTTGACTGCTTCAGTTTTAAACTCTTCGGGATAACGCTTACCGCTCATGGGCACCTCTCTTTAAGCCATCTTAAATGACTCTGAGGTGTCTGTTAAACCCGTGGCGATTCAGATTGCCAAACTGAAGATGTACGAAACAGATAAGGATGATCGAGACCACCAGCTATGCAGAAGATGTAATGACGGGATCCGTGGTGGTTGCTCGTCATGTTCTTTTAACGTTCGATAACCGGGTGCAGCCGGTTTATGGAGAAATAGCCATGGCAAAACTAATGAAAGCGAGTCAATGGGGAAAACGCGAATTTACCAAAGACTCTATTCCAGATAACAGAACCATTAAACGTTGGGTAGAAAATGGCCTTCTTACAGGAAAAATCGTCGACGGCACTGTGTTCGTCTACGAGTCTGAAAAGTGGGGAGTTGACTCAATGGTTAATCATAAGGTTCTTCAGCTAATAAATGAAGGTTGACCATGGCCGCCAGACCGAGAAAAAGAGAATATCGTCATCTTCCAGAATACTTGTTATTTGATAAGGATCGTGGCGTTTATAAATTCACACTAATAACAGGAAAGAAGAAAAATCTTGGTAAAGACCGGGCTATAGCGATCGCTATAGCTCGCGAATATAACCTAAGAATGAGGCCATTAAATGCGCCATCTGTTGAATTGTTAATCCGAGAATCAGGCGGTGTTACTGGCGAGGCTAAACCCTTTGCTGAGCACGTAGATCATTTAATGCAGCGAGCAATAGAGAATGAGAGACCTTCGCCAAGTACCCTTGACGACTGGAACAACGACGCTCTTAGGGTAAAAGAGTTTTTTAACATCATACTTGCTTGCGATATTGAGCTGGAGCATGTGAACGCGTACATAAATCATTTCCACCCAGATTCATCAGCGAACGTACAAAACCGAAAGGTCAGCTTCCTTAAAAAATTGTTCTCATATGCGGTCGATGAATCATTGATGTTTGATAACCCTGCTTCACGCAAAAAAATGCGAAGAACCGAAGAGAAAAAACGCAAGCGTCTTTCACTCGATAACTTTAAAGCCATTCGTCGGGCCGCCGACCCCTGGTTACGCACCGCGATGGATTTAGCTTTGCAGACGACACACGCGCGTCTTGAAGTGTCACGAATCCGGTATTCAATTAGTGAGCCAAAGGATGGCGTCTGCGGGTGCGTATGGCTGGCACAGCCGGAAAACGGGATTTATGGCACGCTGTACATCCACCGACAGAAAGTACAGAAGAAAGAGGCCTCGCATGTTGCGATTCCGATCGGGGAAGAATTGAAACGGATTATTGACGAAAGCCGCGATAATGTTGCCAGCCCGTTTGTCGTTCATCGGATTCCTGAGCGGCAGGTTAAACGTAGTAAAGAGGTTTCACACCCGACACAGGTTGCGCCCGATTATCTAAGCCGCTCCTTTTCTGCGGTGCGAGATAAACTAGGTTTATACGATAAACTGGCGATGGATGAAAGACCAACCTTTCACGAAATCCGGGCGTTGGCTGCTCATCTTTTCGATCAGCAGGGTATAGATCCACAGGGACGAATGGCGCATAGCGATGCAAAGTCGACAAAGATCTACACACAAAACCATATAGATTGGGTTCTTGTACCCCACGGAGAAATTCAATCTGGGTAA